AAAATAATATAATAATCTTGGTTTGTTGTTTTCAGCTAGTATTGGCATGCTATAAAAAACACAAGCCATTAATACATCTTCAAAAAATATCTCTGAAGTTGCTGGTCTAGCTATATATTCTAAGAAAAAATGATTAGGAGGTGCATCCTCCATGCTAAACTTAGTTAAACCATGTAAAGATCCTTTAGAACCTTTACCATCTGTTGTTCCAGATATATCATAACTATCACAACCAAAACAACCCATGTGCTCATTAGCAGGGTATTTTCTATTATTTTTTATTATATGTTTATTTTGTAGACTAGCAGAAGGTATCCAACTTATTCTAAATCTACCTTTTGGATTTGGGTAAAATATTACTTTACCATCTTTAACACCGTTAACCCATTGAAAATTACCAACAGTAACACTGTTATCATTATTTATACCTTCGTTATAATCTATTTGTTCGTATATTTTAGTTAAATTAAATATACTATTTTTAGTTTCATCTCTAAAAGCATGTTCTTCTGTACGTGGAAACTGTCTATATAATTCGTTTAAAGCGTCAGAATCATTTTTTAAACCATCTACTTCATTTTGCCAATGATCTATTACTCCCGTATCAATGTAATCGCCGTACGGTCCTTTAACTTCATCTTTAGGCGTGTCGAAAACAGGTATTCCATAAGAATCAATGAATCCTTCGTAGTTCCATTCCATAGGTATGAACAAAGAATATAATCCTGAGCTAGTCTGTCCATTGCGGTTTCTTTTCGTAACATCTGAGTCATAGTACAGTTTTTTAAATTCATTACCACCTTTGTCAAGAGCGTTGCTCGTTGAACCCATCATACATTTACCAATAATTCTACTACCTAACCTTAATGTTGTTTTCGTGACCCTCCAGTTGTTGAGGATGTTGTTCGGCCTCTCCCATTTACCTGATTCATCATGGACGAGGAGTTTAAGCTTCTCTCCATCGTAGGAGTTGTCACCTGTGTTCTTCCAATCGATGGTAGTGTCCAGTCCCGTGAGCTCCTCGGGCCTTTCACTCGTACTCGTGATGTTCCGTCTAGTAAGCTTGGATGCAGGTACGCGGTAGGCCAGTTCGGTTTTTGGTCGATCCATACCATCTTGTATCGGTTTGAAAAAGAACGGATAGTTAACGGATATTGGAACGACTTTATCAGTAAACATCTTTTTTGCATCGGGCCCAGACTTGGATAATATTCCAAACCTAGCATCGCTTGATATGGTTGCCATATTAACAGTTTCCCCTGATGCCATAAAGGAGAACCCAGATCTTCTATTTTTAAGATAGCACATTCCGTAACATCTGGTATCCGCTTTGCAAGCTTCCCAGAAAATGTAGAATAATCTATTTGCTTCTCGAAAGTCTGGTTTCCCAACATCAATCTTGGACCACTGCAAGTACATATAGTGAGTGCCAGTAATATAAGTAGGTTTATCTTTATTATAAAACCAAAAACCTTGTTCTCTTTTTGTAAATTCACCTTCAATATAATCTATGTATTCATTTTTAAAGTAGTCGGGATATTCTTTCCAATCAAATATAGTTTTTATTCTTTGTAATTCTTTTGGATATTCTTCAACCTCCCAAGTATTAGATTTAAATTTTTTTACTTTTGCAGGTGTTTTTGGTAAAGCTATTTTTAAATTTTGTATGCTATACACATCGCCGATCTGACCTGTTTTAGATATAACTACAACGTCATGTTCTTTATTGTAACCATACTTCCACTTTTTAGACTTATTAAGTCTTTTTATAGTGTTTTAATAGGTGTTACAATTTCATATAAACTTTGCTCGTACATTACTTAGATCTTCTTTCAGCAAAACCACTCCAGCTTGTTTTTTCTTTTTGATCAACAACACCGTTTAGCAAGTTTTCTTCCTGCTGTATTCTATTTAATATCTCAAACGCATCGAATATAGCTAGTTTTTTAGTTGCAGCTGCATTTTTTAATCTATCAGCAGAAACATCATCATCAGTTTCAACAATAGCTTCTTTAGCAACTTTAACTAACTCATCAACAGCTTTATAACCAGCTTGGATTATATTCTTTTTCTTTTCCTTTATATTCATACCTAACAGTTAAATTTTTTGTTTTAACCCTATAGAGTCGTTCATTGTTTATAACAAATTCATATTCACTATTAGGTGTAAATCCTACTAAGTCTCCTTTTTTTAATTCAACAAAGCTAGGGTCTAGATATTTAATAATACCTTTTAAAGGTTCTTCTTTATCTAAACTTAAAATATCATTAGAAACAATTGGTTTTATAAAACAATAACCAGGTGTAGGTATCCAGTTTATAACTTTTTTAAAAGCAAATATTTGATCTGGTCTACACAGGTACTTGTTTTCACTTAAATAACTTTTGCTATTTTTTTCATTACCTCTTATATCATGAAATCTTCTAAAAATATTGTGATGAACTATAACTTCATCTCCAACATCTAGACATGATAATGGGTTTGTTCTAGGTACTTGCAAAACAATACCAACTCTATTTACGTTTTGATGTGTAAATATTTGTGTGTTTGTTATAAGCTCTTTACCCTCTATGTTTTTAACATTGTTATACCTATTGTTATCGTAAGGTTGAACAATGTAATCAAAAACACTTTGCATTAGTAATCTAAATTATACTCTACAGAAACACCCATGTTTTTATTAAAATCTTTCCATGGTAGTATTTCATTATTTTTTATTATGTATATACAAAATTTATCAGTCTCTTCAATTATACTATCAATGTGATGACCTCCGTAAACCTCTTGACCTACGGAGTAGTGCATCGCATCGTTTTTATAATCTTTTCCAATACTGATTTTACGAATCAGCTTGTCCATCTTCTACTGGTATTTCCTGTATTGTACCATCTTGTATGTTGATACTTACCTTGCCATACTCTTCTTCAAGTTTCATTTGAAAATCTTGTAGATCTTTTTTAAATTTAGGTAAGTTAGCTATAAGCTCATACTTTTGTGCTTCAACTTGACCTAAAGTCATTTGAGCTTGGTTAATTTTACTAACTAAACTTTGAAGTTCAGTTAATTGTTCGTCTTTGATTTTTAAATCTTTTGCCATTTTATTTAATTTAAGTTAAAAAATATTTATTCTCCTTCTGGTTGTGCACCTTCAGGTGTTTCAGTTACAGGTAGCCAAGATAACTCACTAGATGTAACCTCTACGTTTGTAGGAGCTTCCATTTCTGCTATCTTTTTTCCTATAACTTCGTTCATGTGATCAACTGGGTGATTTGCTTTAGCCCACTCAATAACATTTGCTTCTGTTACTTTATCAATATCAATAAAGTTTTCTGAATCAGGAGCGCCAACAGGACATGCACCATGAAATGTTGATTCTTTTTTATTAGCACCAGATCCTTTTGAACCTGTGTAATCAAAATTTACGTGAGTTATTACATTAGACAAACCGTCTAGTGATGGTGCTTTTTTAACACCCGTAATTTTCCATGTATAAGTAATTGCCATAATTTTGTTTTTAAGTTATTTCTATGTTTATATTATTACGCTATTTTCACACTTTTTACCTAGTATGCTTGTGATATGCTAGTTATAGTACTTGAGTTAATATTTTGAGCGCTAGCGTATGCACCTGTAAATTCCGTAGATACATCTACTATTCTATATCTAACTTTAACTATATGTTGAGCTCCAGGATATTGACCAAAAGAAGAGCCAGCGTTTCTAGTTGTTTTCCAATACAGAGCTTTATTAGGGTATAATTTAGTTCCTTCAACAGGAACATCTCTATTTACTATTCTATCATTTGTAGTTGTAGTGTACTGCATTGTAGCTCTAGGCATAACACCAGTTACTGTAAAGTTTCCATTTGTACCGCTACCTTGATAAAAACCTATAGCATATGCTGTATTATCGTTTGTTTGACAAATACCGTTACTACCAATACCTAGTGGAGCAGAGTAGTTTATTAATATATTTATTTCTTGAACAACAATCATTTTGTCAGCGCCTGGAGCATCTAATAGTTTAACTGGATTACTGTGTCTACCAACCCAACCAGTACTTTCAATACTAAATGTAATTTCTTTTTCTATAACACCAAGTTTACCATTAACATCAACACCTAAATAACCGTAAGCGTTTCCATAGTTAGTGGTATTATAACCTATTACTTGAGAATTAGCAGTGTCTAGTTTTAAACCTTTAATATGATCAACTTCTAGTGTACTTTCTGTACTACCGCTTAATTTAGCTATTACATTTGTTGTTCCGTTTTGTCTTAAATGAAAACCGTTGCTACCATTAAGACATATAACAGTGTCACCTAATAATGTTGTTCCAGCTTGTATAACACCTCCAGAATAAATATGTCCAGCAACATTTAGTGATGTGTTTGTGCTATCTGGATCTAGATAATAATTAGTGTTGCTTTGATCTATAAATTTAGGTGATCTAACTTCATGTGTTATGTTTGTAAGCGTATTG